CCTTGAACTCCTCATCGCCCCAACCGAGGTCGCTCTCGTCATCTTCCTCACCCCACCAAGGTTCGTTGCTATTGCTGAACTTCTGCTCTTGCACGCCAAGCAGGGTATTGACTTCCTCGGCACTCAATCCGAATCCAGCGGACAACATCGTACGAGCCATCTCCAAGGTGATTTTGTCCTGTGCGTAGTGCCGCACAATCCGCATGAGGTTCTGGTACTCCCTGCCCGATAGCTTCTTGATGTTGTCGTTGCTCAACTGCGCAGGGGCTTGCGGTTGCTCGTCAGGTTGCGGATTCGGACCGACCACGTCAGCGGGTTGCTTTTCCAACGGGGGCAGACCCGCTTTCTCCCGCAGTTCTTCGGGGGTCATGATGGTCAGCAGGGCTTGCTCGCTCAATCGCTCGGTGATTGGCTCAACAGGGATAAGTTCCATCCCCTCCACGCCGTTGAACGAGCCCAAGTAGTTTATCATCCGCTCAACTTTGCGCACACGGTCGTTGATGTAGGTGGCCTTGAATAACTCGTAAGCCTCGATCAATTCCTGCCTGCCTCCAAGTTGGCCTTCGGTTTTCACGCCAAACAGCATCGGGTTTACCACACGGTGCGAGATAAATATCTCCTGCTGAATGGCCTTGTTGAGAATCTCAAACTGCTTGTCCATGTCGCTCGGAGTGAGCGGTTCCAATGTCGGTGCTTTGCTGACATCATCGTTGAACGTAACCACAAAGCGGCCAGCGTTATCCGTACCCGAAAACTTGCGCTTAATTTGGCGCTCAATATCGCCCTGTTCTTCAGGCGTAGGAATGCCGTTGTTGAAGTTTATCAAATACCCGCCCCAAAAGTTGTTTCGCAGGTTGTTGTTGTGGAAGTTCGCCACCTGCACGTCTGCTTCTATCCAAGCCAAGCCTCCCATGTATTCGGGCAGGGGATAGGACTTCACGCCTGCGGCATACACTCGGTAGTAGAATAACTGCTTGCCGATGCGATTGTCAGGGTCAAAGGCAGGGATTTTCTCGACATCGCCAATCTTCGGGAACAGTTGCACCATGTCATCGTTGTACCACTCCGCCACTTGGAACATCCGCTCCTCTTTGTCCACTCGGATTTTCTCGAATGGTATGTGTTCCATCTTCGCAATCGTTCCCATCTTGTTCCACGTCACAGCGACTGCAAAGCCGTTGAAGATTTCCAAGTCAAGGACAAGCTTTTCGGTGATGTCATTCAGGTCATCGTGTTCGCTCAATCCGTCAAAGAACTTGGCGTAACGGGCCTGCTGCTCCACGGTCATCTTGTCACCGGGTTGCCATCCACCGCCAACGATGTAGTTCACTTTTCCGTTAACAATGGCGTTATGCTTGCTGCTCCTGCGGTAGTTATCCAGCAGGTAGTAGGGGTATTCGTTGAACGCACCATAAGTGATGTACTTGCCCGCCTTGTTCTCCAACATGACTGGCACTTTGTGTTCTATCCCAAGCCATTGGGTGAACGATTGTTTTACGCTACTCATAGGGTGTGTATAGTAAAGGTGAGTGCTGAAATCGTGATGGCAGAGCCACTATCCATAGCGTTGATGTACACCGAGAACTCTGCGTTGTCCGTGCCTTGCAGAATCGTTTCGGTAAATACCGCATGGCCGTTGTCATGTTGCAGGGTGAGGTCAGCCATCGATTGGGCGATGACCGTGCCGTTCTTGGCGATGTAGATTTTCACCTGATTGCCATTGCCTTGGGATAGCACCATGTTGACGGACACCCGAAGCATTGCCTGCGTTGTGCCCGTGTAGGTGATAGCCGTAGTCGTGCGAGTGAAGTTGTACGTGCTGATGACCCCCGACTTCATTGAGGCAGTCAGTTTAACGGCCTGCCCCTGCGATGGTGTCCAGTTGGTTGCGCTATCTAGGTAAAGATTAGCCACACCACGCTCACGGTCAAGCGTTGCGGTATCGGCAAGGTCATCGAATAGTCCACCTACACGAGCGGCGGTATTCGCTCCTGCGGCGGTTTCGGTGGTTATAGTTGCGGCACTTGCCTGCAACTGGCTTCGGGTTTGTACGCTCATGCGAAAGAAGAATCAAAGGTGGAATCGAATACCCTGACGGCACTCGCCGCATAGGGTTGGTAGGTGATAATATTGCCGTAGGTGTTGTATGTGAGAGAAACTACCTGTACATACGCCAAGCCCGTTTCAACCACCGCAAGGGCAGCGCTAACCGTGCTATTGGTATCGTAAACCTCATACTTATACGAGCCTGTTTCAAGCGACCCCACGGCAAGCGAAAATTTGTCATAGCGTTCGGTATAGTTGCTAAGGTTGGCCGATTTCAGCAGGGTGAAGTCCGTGCTGGAGTTCTTGGCGATGTTCGTGAGTCGCAAGATGTAGCGGTCGCCCGTGCTGGCTCGTTGCGTCCAAGTGACGGTGATGGTGTTCGTGGTATTGGGGGATAGGTATATCATCCTTCCCTTAAATGTAGGATGCGCCTGAATTTCACAATTTGCGCCCAACGGCTCGGTACAACTCCGCCCTGCGCTCGGCGGTCTTGGCGATGTCAAAGCGTTCACGCACGTCATCGGCCAACTGCAAGGCCAAATGGCGAGCGTATCCGGGGTCGTTGATGAACTTGCGCACCGCCTTGTACCAAGCATCCTTCTTGCCGTATGGTATCAGCAGGCCGTTCTCGCCATGAACGATTATGTCGGTATATGGGATGGTTTCGGATGCAATGATAGCCTTGTACATCCACCCTGCTTCCACTACCTTCAGTTCCGATTTGAGGCGGTTAAACTTGGTATCTCGGAGCGGTGCGATGGTTGCGTTGATGAAGTTGTAGCCTCCCACATAGGAGTAAATGTCAGCCGCTTGGATTCGGCCGTAATTTGGATTCTTGCCGTTGCAGGATAGCATCCTCTCGTAGTCATCGTACACGGGGTTGTTGTCGTTCCATCCACCGAGAAAAATCTTGTACTTGCCGTCAAGCGACTTGTCATGGGCAAGCAGGCTAAACGAATGCTCCACGAGGGCAATATCTTCCTGATGTTGCGCTCCGCCGAACCAACCTATCTTGAATTTATCTTTCTCAGGCTCCTCGTCAGGATTGGCCTTATACTGCTGATACGCTTCGTACGGTTCATTGGGCAGGATGGTGACGTTCTTGTTCAGCACCCGAATCTTTTGGGCAAGGTGTTCGGTGGTCGTGGTTACATGGTCTGCCAAGCGGATGTGTTCCCTTATCTGCTCGTCCAACCTTGTGGACAAATAGTGCCTGTACATAATGTGTCCGCTCTCCAGCACCCAGTAGTCATCCAAGTCCAAGATTACCTTCGCCCCAAACGCCGTTAGAGCCTTGTACACGCCACGAATTTGCTCAAGAGTACCTTGACACCACAAGCGGTTAAAAAGCCACACATCGACCGTCTTTAGGTCTTCATCCTTGACATTGGCGATGTTGTCCACGCAGACGTAATCAAACTCCGTGAAGTTGTCGCCAAGGTAGGCGTTCGGCATCTCAAGGCGGTAGAAGGAACAGCCTGTTGGATGGGCGTTGTAAACGATGCAGATTCTCATGGCGTAAAGATAAAACAAAAGGGCCACCCCTTTCGAGATGGCCCAGTCCACTAAACCAAAGCGGCGTATGAGAACCGCAGGTCAAAGATACTTACGAACCGCTTATTTGCGTTGCGGAAGCGGAGAATGTTGTGCTTGCGATAAGCAGCATCGGGTTTGTTTCCATTCCCGAAAGCGTCATCTCGTAGCCACTCCTGTCGCCGAATGCAGTACCTGTACCAGCAGTGCCAGCAGTAGCTTCAAGGCCGTTGTCAGCGCCGAGGAGCCAGTAGCGGCTGTTGTTGTCTTGGACGATGACAATCACACGGTTGCGAGCCAAGAGGCGCAGTTCGTTACGGACGGCAACCTGCAACTTGTTGATGGTGAAGGTAACCTCAGGGGTGTAGAACAACGTGCCGTTCTCAACGCTTGCGTTCAGCGTTTCGGTCATGCTGGACGTGGCCTTGGTCAGGTCGTACTCGAAGAACGAACCAGATGCGTAGCCTGTGAAGCCTGTAACCGTTCCGCTTCCGTTGGTGTTCACGGAGCCTGATGCGTTGAAGGCTTGGACATAAATAGTTTTGATGCCGCCGATTGAATCACGGCATCCGAGGGCGTAGCCCGTAGTTAGGGAACAGGACATAGTGTATATTTTAGGGGGTTAAAGTCAGTAAAATAACGGGGGGAAGTTGCCCTCCCCCCCTTACACTTAGGCCAATTTGAAGTCAACCACAAGGTCGGGATA